TGTATTAGACACTATGAGCCCATTTGCGGAATTCTTTTAGATTATCGATATACCAAGGATGGTTATATTTTCTTATGTTTGGATCTTCGTTTACAAATCGGACTTTGCCTGGATAAATGTTTATGTGTGAGTCTTTCATCTGTGGACCCGTGCAAATATGTCTGTTATGTTTGGGTCCAGGAAAAGGAAACCCTGGAGAATGTATTCCGCCTACTGCTAACGGTTGATCTATGCGCCAGAGTATATTTGTTACTCCTGCACCAGCAGTGCTGATATACTTGTCCATACGACTAAACATACTAATCTTTTCTCCAAGATTATAGTTCTCTCCAAACATCTCTGAGTATCCTAAGTCCTGTAGTATCTCAACCATACCGTCTTCGTTAGTAATACCACGCTTAACAGTGTTATCTTCTCCAATAACTTCCTTGCGATCGTTTAGGGGATTAGCATGTGCCCGCCTACTTAAATATACCTTGTTATGTACAGTAACGTCTGGGTATCTGTCTCTGCTAACCTTAACTAGTTTGCGTATCATTTCGTATACCCCATCTTTTGGTCTAGACCTACTTCCGTTAGGATGTTGAACTAGAGTATCAGCAAAGTAAACACGTTCATACGAATAATTCTCGTTACTAAATTCATATTCAATATCTAATAGATCTAATAGTTCAAGAACAAACGGAGGATGATTGTCTATTTTGCGCGGGTCTTTGTTAAGCATAAACTTTAAGTCTGGTTTTTCCTGTTTAAGTTCTAAGTATTTGTATAGAGGACCTAGCCCGTCATTTATACAGTGATAGTAGTTCATCAGGGGAAACGTGTACCAGTAGAAGTATTCGCCCTTTGCATGATGTTTTACTTTAACTTTGGCTGGCGGTGTTACCTTAACTGTTCCAGCGTTTTTTCCTAGAGCTGCTAACAACGGAGTGCCATTGTGTATGAAAATCTCTACCTGCTTTGATCTCTTAAAATCAAGTATTTGTAAGTTGTTAAACTGTGCTACATCGTCGTTCATAAGATCTCTAATCATCTTAATAAGCTGCTCCTTTATGATCTGTCTGTCTGACATCAACATTAGTGTCACTGTATGCTGTCTTTAACGACTCTACAACATCATTAACATATCGACCTTGCATGGGAATATTAAACGGAGAATCAGTTGTCTTCATATACGCTGCAACAATGCTAATGTTCTGTGCCTTGCTATCACGTTGATGTAATTCATCATATGTTTTTTCCAAATCACTTAGTGGGTTACGTGCTTTCTTTTGTTCGTAAAATCCCCAGCTTTCCATATCAATTGGTGCTTCTATATACTTGCCAGTGTTCTGTGCTAGCCAGAAGTTACACCATTTATATCCGTTAGCCGCGGCTATATCTCTAAATAATCCTGGATGGTAATTGTAAAAGCCGTGATTAATCCAAGGAGCAAATGGCAACACACATAACATCACACCGCCAACTTTGCATAAGTTGTGCATATTTTCAAATACAGTGCGTTGATCAAAGATGTGTTCTCCAGTACCGTTGTTAGTTACTAGATCAAATTGCTCAGTGTAATTGTATTTGTCTTTGAGTATAAAGTTTAAATCCATAGCAATACTACGCAACTCTGTATTAATATCAATAGCCAAGTAGTTACTAAATCCCAAGTCTTCAAAGTATTCCCATACAAATTTAACTGGCTTGCGCACAGGTTTACCAGCAACTTCACTACATTTACTGGTCCATTCCTCTGTGTATCTAAATCTTTGATTACCCCATTCAACTACGGTGGGATTAGGATGTAAGTGTTTTACTATACTGGCAGTTGCTAACTGCATAATATTATTAAAGGCCATCTTAGGCTCCTATTGAATAAACGTTGATTGAATGTTGTCGTAGTTACTTAGTTTGTCCAAGAGTTGAGTTTTGTCATTATAAACAAGTTGCGCTAACTTAATACTCCCAGTAGTTAATCTACAATCACCATGCGAATACCCTTTGCTGTCAAAATAGGATAGATTATCTTTGTAATATTTTTTACTACGGTTGTATTGTTCCTCGCCATTGATATCATTAAATTTAACTACAAAATCTGCACTGTAATGTAAGTTAGGAACAAAGTCATGGTGATGATCGTCGTTGTCATTTGCCAAACTCTCTAAATTCTTGCCTACATCGGCATATAACGTATACACTCCTCCGAACACTACGTCGTTAGTAAACAAACTATAATCCTCTTCAGTAAATGTTTCTGTTTTAGGCAAATCAAAATACACTACCCGAATCTTTGCATTTCCTCCACTGCCTTCACATCTATGCACGGTTTGGTTAATGTGACTTAGGCTTTGTCTAAGCGCATTTCCCTGCGGGCCTGCAAAGATAGGATTATCCTGCCAAGTATCAAGTTTGCCATGGTGTAGTTCAAATATACTATGCAAATAGTTTAATGTGTCTTGATCAGATATGTCAGTTATATTTCTATCAAACATGTTAGCATTAACACTGTTACAAAAAGATATTTGTTCGTTTAAAAAATTAAGTGTAGATTCATTATTCCAGTTATCGTTAAGATTATACATAGCCCAAGGTTCGCTAATAGGATCTTGCCGATGCTGGGCATGTAATATTCTGTCAATCCATTTGTGTAAGAACGGACTATCGATTAAACTAAATTCTAAATCTAATACATCACTATAATCAGATTTATTACTTAATCTAACTACTAGTTTTTTATATCTTTTTAAAATGGTAGTATTCCCTGCCGCCGCCAGGCCTTGCTTGCCCATGTGCGATTATCTCAAATTTAGTTGCAAAGGCTTCCAGCATCCATTTTGTATGTTCTTGATTGTTTGGACGTTGATCAAGTTTCTGTGTCTCATGTACTACAATACCACCGGGAACTAGCAAACTAGCATATCCGTCTACGATCTCTTGTTCAGACAAGTCGCCAAAGTCACGCAACTGTATACTAACTGCTAAACTTAGTAATACGTCAAACTTGTTCTTTAGTTTATCTTTTTTTAAAAACGTATTAAAGTCTACTTTTGCCCATTTAACGTTTTTAGGTTTGCCGTTTTCTTTTGTAGGAAGAGAAACATGTGGTTCTACACCAGTAACTTCTTTAACCAACGGCGACACTAATATAGATATGTATCCATCGTTGCATCCAATGTCTACTAGATTATGTTCAGGCTTGCATACATCTTTAAGATGCATACGTTCCACTCTGTCTATCGCATCGTCCATTCCATAATGCTTTTGATATTTCATCCATGCACTAAGTTGTTTAAGTCCTGGCTGTGTCATTTATTGGTAACTCCTTGATTTTGGTACTTCCATGTTTGATACTTCTCCCACTCCGCGCGGACTAACTTAGATGGTTTTGTAAAACCTGTTAATGAATCCATGGCCTCTCTTGGGCTCATTGCCATTAGTTTTTTGTATTGCGCAGATCTGTCTGTTCCTACTTTAAGTCTTCTCCACATCTCTCTTTCGTAACATTGTTGTGGAAATATTCCTTGCAAACTTCCTATAAACCAAGATCGAAATTTATCTGGATTAAAATTATCCCAAAATGCTTGCATGTCTGGATGCCATTCTTTGCTCATCCTAGTACCCATTGGGTTTGCCATTTCAAAATCTATTAGTGAAAGCACCCCATCTTTTAAACATAGGTTACTAAGAGGAAAGTCCGGAAATGGTTTTGCGGCTGGATTTAATGTAGCATAAAAGTATCGAATATTTGTCTGTTCAAGAACATCACATATGCTGTGTGCTTGATCAAGATACTCTGATAGATCATGCTGGTCCCAGACCCGGGATAGTATTTCTCCGCAGTTTTGCATTTCTATTATAAGCTGATCATCAATGTGATTGTTCATAACAGGAAATCCTGTGTGTCCTTGAAGACGTTGCAGGCATTCAACTTCTCGATCATAACAATCTTTAAACGAGCCTCTTTTTGCTTTTTTGTCAATCCGTGCTAACTTACCTCTAATACCAAAGCACTTAGTGGCTATGTTGTCTTCAATAAAAACACCGCTAACTTTACCTATAGCATATTTCACGATTTAATCTCTTTAACTTTCCACATCTTACCAGTGCCGTTAAACTCGCCGATAATATTAATGCTACGTCTGCGCTGTGTTGGTTGAAGACGCGGTGAAACACTGTGTACACTATCTTTAACATTTAAGAACATACAAAAGGTATTGCGGTTATAAGGCACTGTTTTGACAGGCGAATGTAAATCATTGTCTACTTGTCTACCCAGGCTCTTGTTTACTTCTTTAATCTCTCCAGTTGTCTTATGTATTGTAAAGTTTCCGCCAGTTGAATTATCAGTTCTAGGACGCATGTATAAGAGCCCAGCGTATATTTCTACAGGATTATCGACATGCGGAGTACGACTTGTTCCTGAGGAATCCACAGGTTCATGCACTACAAACTGACAGTCTGCTACATAGTGTCCACCAGTGTCTACATCACGTACACTAACATCTTTAGTTAACATATTGTGCATAAATTCATCGCCGTATGCTTCTACAATATGAGGCTCAAATACCTTAGCACATTCTTGAAAATACTCCGGGCTAGTGTGGTAAGCAAAGAAGTCTTGCCATATAGCAGGAGGGGCTTCTTGTGCGCACTCTTTTGCCTTGTAGCGATAGCATATACCACCATCATGCGGTGTTGTGCTACATATTAACTCTTCTGGAAACGTTGCATCCAGTTCATCGTACACACTCTGCGGAAGTGCTTCATCAATACAAATATGTGGGTATGGATGGGTAAAGACAGTTTTTACGTTCTGTAATACACTTAATTTATTCATTGAATTTCCTTTGGTTCGAACACGTAATCACTTTTAAATCTGCCCGTATTTACGTACCCTATATTTTGTAAATATGCACCAGCTTGATTCTCTTGATCTCCGTATCCCCATTTTACATCTGCGCCGCATTGTTCGATAACTATCATGGGTCTGTATATCTGTATGGTTTCAACAGCACCTTTAAGTACCCTGAGCTCTTGGCCTTCGACGTCTATCTTAATAAAATCTACATCACTAAAGTTAAAACTATCTAATGTACAGATTCGTACTCCAGATCTTGTCTTTGCAGGGTTCCTAAGTTTAGCATTTATTTCGTTAACAACCAATGACCCGCTCATATCAACAACCTCGTCGATCTCACCAATACCACAATCCCATAACTGCACTTTTTCTTTGGGTATGTTACGATTAAAATTATGCAGGACAGCAGAGTTAGGCTCAAAACATTTTAATTGTGTAAAGTGTTTAAGCAAATAATTTGTGTATTCGCCGTACCTGCATCCAACATCAATAGCAGTTCTGCACTGTGTTTTAAGAAAAAAATCTTTCATATAAACATAATTTGCATGTAGTACATTATCCATTAGCTCAGTATAATGAGCATAGATAAGCTCTCCTTTTTGTTTAACATACAAATCTTTGTTAAACTCTAGTTGCGACACTGGGATCATTTCTTTATTCCGTCACTTCTTTGCTGTTGAGTAGCATCATATTCGTGTGGATTTTTTAGTTTTTCCTGTTGTATTTGCTGCTTGCTAACTTGCTGCATATCGTTCCACCATTCAGCAGTGTGACTCCAATTTCCTTGCAGGTCACTCTTGTTGCTTCTGCCAAGCTCCTTGCGGAATCCTTTAAGATGATCCATGTATGCGCCTAACGGACTATTAATAAAGACATGTCCTGACGCCTCTGGGCCGCCAATGTCTTTAACCTTAGTTCCCTGCGCTTTATACATTATTACTAGTTCACCAAATATGTAACTATCGTGATACTCACTGTGATTAAAGATGTCGTCGCTCTCGTAAATCCAACGCCATTCTTTCATAAACTCTTTAAAGTCTGGATGTCGTGTATTAAACATCATCCAACCGCATTCAGGCCAAGTTTTGCGACCTAGGTATGTTACTAATTCATCTTCTGCTGGAGCCATACTCTGCAAAAATTCCATGGTGATAGGAGAATGTGTTCTAACATCACCATCGCACCATATTACTACATCTGCATCGGTGTTGTCAACCATGTGCCATATTGCAAAAACTTTGTTGGCAAACCTACTAGCATCCCATAAAAAACTTTTCTTTGAATGATCTCTATTCCACCCATGTGCGTTGTCGTTGTCTTTGTGTCGTTCTTGCCAAGACTTTAAGTCAGGCAGTGTAGTGTGTTGATCTAATACTTTAATATTGTTTGCGTCGTAAGTGTTAGGCTCGTGATCTTCTGCGTATATTGTTAAGTTTACTTCAGTGGGCCAGTTCTGGCAAAATCCTTGAATAAAGTGATCTCCGTATTTTTTATACCCTGTCTTGTGCCAGGTTGTGCAAACTTTAAAATTCATGGATAATTCCTTTGATAAATATATGCGTATATAATAACTAAGGGTATTTATAATGATAATAAGTCACTTCCCAAATAACTTACCAGGCAACAACATCCTGGTATATCCACAACTCATTGAGGCAATCTCCAAAACAGACACCTTAGTTAAAGGTAAAATGGACGCTGATGCGGCTCTGATATGGAGTGTGCTATGGTTTGGACAAATGGGCAAAAATAAAGAAGTTTGGGATCGATATCGCGCACAAGGTAAACCAGTTATAGTAATTGAGGTTGGTGGGTTAATACGTAACGAAACCTGGAAACTAGGAATCAATGGTATTAACCGTGACGCTGACTTTGCACTAGATGTGGGTGTAAATCCTGATAGGGTCAAGAAGTTAGGCATTGAGATGAAACCTTGGCGAGAAGTCGACAAGCCATACATCTTGGTATGCGGCCAGCATGCACACAGCCAACAGTGGGTAGACATGCCTGACATGGAAACTTACTTTAGGGAAACTGTTACTGAGATCCGTAAACATTCAGATAAACCTATTGTGCTTAGAAGTCATCCTAGGTTTAGAGAAAATTTACATTTCCCAGTAAAAGACGTAGAATGGTTTAAACAACAAAATTGTGAGTGGAATATTGCCCAACAAGTACATGAAACCTATGATAGCTTTGATTTTGAGCACCAACTTAACGAAACTGCACTAACAGTTAGCTATTCTAGCAACGCAGGAGTCAGTAGCGTAATACAAGGTGTTCCCAGTGTAGTTAGTGAACATAGTTTAGCCTACGGTGTGACTAGCTCGTTTAACGAGGCAAGGTATCCATACAGAGAAGATTGGTTAATTGATATGGCTAATATAGAGTGGTTTGCTGACGAGATCGGCGAGCAATGGCTACGTATTAGACAAAAATTGTAGGCAATAAATAGTAGTATGGATATTCTTAACGCCGCAGTAAATAACCCAGAAGCATATGCCTTGCAACTATCGGAACTCATTGGACCGTTCCTGGGTATGATAGCGATTCTTATCGCTGCATTTATTTTTAAAGATTTTATAATGAAACTTGGAAAAGGTATTGCTTTTTCTATGAACAGTCAGTTTAAGGAAGGCGATCATGTATTACTGGACGACGAACAGGCTTTGATCGTAAAGATTGGAATGACACAGACTGTGTTTGGTATCAATAAAGCATCTGGAGATTATATCTGGAGGTACGTTCCTAACGAAAGAATTACTTTTGTAAAGTTAGAAAAAGTAGTGTTTAATCATAAGCCTGAACTAAATGGCCATCAGATTAGCCAAAACTCCGAAGATATCCAGGTACTAAAAGAAAAGTCTTAATTACTTAACACCCCTATTAGTGAATGCTCTCTAGCATTGTGCCAACTGGCATTAAAGAATTCTAATCTATTCGTAACATTTAAGATATTCTTCTTACTAGGCGTCACAGCGGCTTCTGTTATTGCTTGTTCTGCTAAAACTAGAGACTTTTTTGTTTCACTAAACATTTCTTGTACATCTCTATAGCGACGCCAGCCTCCTTGACTGCGAAGATTAACGTTTTTTCTCATTGTCGTAAGCATTATATTAGTTTCAATTTCAAAATCATGTCTAATCTGGGTAATATACGCTAAATCCATTTTAAACCTGTACATCTTCCATGCCAGCAGTACGCAAACGAACTATATGTCCTAGCATAAAGTTTTTAGATTCTGTGCCTTTCATAACGCCTAGCCACTTATTCCTAAGCAAGGCAATTTCATTAATAATACACTCGAAGTCTACTACCTCGTCCTCACCATCTACATACTTCTCAGCATCACGACTTGTTAAAGCCCTTGGGTAGTTTTCCAGGTACTTAACAAAGTGCTTTCGCCTAATTTTACGAAGTTGGATATTGAGAAAATTAAGGACAGCTTCAACTTCTTGTAGTTGGCTAAAACGTATCTCAGTAACAGCAGGCAGTTCTTTAATTGATTTCTCAACTAGCCCGTGTATCCCTATTTCTTTCTTTGCCATATCTAACTCTGATTCATAATGAGCTAGGAAACCTGGAATATTGCCGAGATCTTGTGTAACTTTACTGTACCAATTTATCATAGTAGTATTATATATTCCCTTGGGGGGTTATGTCAAATACTTAAAACTGTATCGTACAGTTCATCCATATTATTAAGTCGTTCTGCAGATGATTTTAAATAATGTCTCCAGAATGGAGCATCAAACGCAACTACAAATTTACTATTATTAGCCCATAGCCCGTCTTTACTTACAGGCAACCATTTATCGTGTTCACAGTAGGAAGTTTTCTGATAAAGATATTCTACATCTGCGCATATATCAACGTCGTCAATAGCTAACTGGGTAATTCTAATATTCTTATCCTTAACTATATTTCCTTGACTATCAAGTATTGTATCATGCTTAGTTTTGTTTACTAGCTGTATTGAGAACTCTTGACTGCATGTGTAGTCATAATTAATATTAAATTCATAATGATTTATTCCTAGAGGAATACTTCCTGAAAAAATCTCTTTTGAATTCCAAGTAATATTGACAATTGGATCGTTAGTTCCTGAGTTACTTTCCAACTGTAGTTGTATACGTGAGCTAGTGTATGTTTCTTTAACAAGTGTGTCTACATAGTTAATTATATTGCTCATTAACTTTACAGCAGGTTCACTTCCCTTGGGCTTATCCTTAAAGAACTGTCTAGCATCTTCCATATCAGCATTAATTTGGCTTATTGTTCGATCTGATAGTCTAAATTTATTAAAAGCAATCCCGTATTCTTGAAAGAACTCTATAATACAGTAATAACGTGCCATCTTCTCCTTGTAAGTAAGAACAGGATTATCAGGATGCCAATGTAAATGGGTAAAATTTTTATTAGGGTACATTAACTCAATGTTACGGCTACTTGGAGTGTCATTTAATATACTAAATGGATTGATAGTTATCGAGTATATACTTCCAGAAGCAAACTTAGGACCAAACTTAACAAAGGTAATTAATTGCTCTAAGAAATCTTCGTATCGTTCACTCCAATGACCAACGATCATATTTAATATTGATTGTATTCCTACTTCATCTAGTCGCTCAAGTTCATACATTAATCCATCTACGTCAGTTTTTTTATTCATATGTAGTAGAACATGATCACTTCCAGCCTCAGCACCAATTGTTAAACTAGTGCATCCGCTGTCCTTAAGTTGCTGATAAAAATTAGATCCATATATTGAACTGCGTTTTCTAGGGCGGGCGATCCAGTTACCATTCCATGTAATGCGCTTGTCTTCTGTTGTATTTTTATTGTGTTTAGCCATTATCTCGGCAAATTCATTAAGACTTTTCATATTGCCGTTAGCAATACTATCTGCACTCGCAAAGTCATATATATTATACTTGTGGGCAAGAAATACCATCTCATCTGCTAAATGTTGTGCATCTTTTTGTTGAAACTTTCCAAATTGCACTGCTACATCACAGAAATCACACGCTCTCACACAGCCTTTGCTTCCGTAAACTGGTAGTTGTGTTAATCCTGATCCTTCTATTCTGTATGTTACGAGATTATAGTCATCAAAATTGCTATATGGGTACGTTAGTTTGTTGTTCGTAGGGACATTCTTGTTGAACAAGTTATCTATATAATTCCCTTCAAGTAGATCTATAATAGCATCTTCACTATCACCAAGTAGTACCTTGTCATACAGGTGTTCTTGAGATAATACCTGATAAAACAACATTGATCGGTTATCGCCAATCCCAGCAAATGGACTAGTGGTGTTTACTTCAAATGGATTAGTAGTAAGTCCCTTTCCTCCTACCACAATCTCCCAATCCCTGGGAAGATCTTTAATATACTTTAAAAACTCATAGGTAGCCATGTGTGTATAAAGACTAAACACACTAATCCCTAGATACTTAAATTTATAATCACATATGTAATCATATATTGATTGATAGAACTCATCAGTATTAAAAAGAGCAGGTAGCCCCAGCCAATAACTGCTTTTATTAAAGTATTCGCCGGGGTCGTTATTACAAAAGTTTTTTAAAAAGAGTACATTTGTATCAATATTCTTAATACTGTATCCTGAACTTTCAGCTATACCTTTAAGTACCGCTGGGCCACATGGCGGAACATCTAACTCACTGTACGGGAGAATGAGTAACAACATATCATGTTGATGTTTATTCAGACTCGTCATCTTCATTGTCTAAATCAAGCCCGTTATACTCTACGGCGTTAGCTAAGTATTTGTCAATTCCTGCTAGGTCTAGGATAACTTCTTCGTCTACGCCTGATTCTATTAGATTCCCAATCCAATGATCAGCAGCACTTTGTTTTTCTTTAATATACTCTTTGAGTACAGTCCATGTTTCTTCTAAAATTTCATATTCCAATGTTATGCCTCCAACATTTCTTCAGACATATCATCGTCCGAAATGTCTTCTGGATTATTTACCTCAGGAACCATGTTTTCCTTGGCAACAATATCAGACATAATAGTTTCTAGTTTATCTCCAGTCCAGCCCTTGCGGAATTCAAGCATCTCTTCTCCAGCTAATGTTGTGTACTTGAGACGATTACCCTGCTTGGTAAGCAACCCCTGTGTTTCAAACATGTCAAGCAACCCACTGTACGGATCCATGCCAGTTTCATACGGTATCTTAACCTGTACACTCTCAAACGGCTTAGAGTAGCGTGTTTTCATTACTTTACATGCTGCTCTAATACCATTAACAGTAGTTGTCTTATTGCCGTCTGCGTCTTCTTTTAGTTTAAGTTTACGCATTGCAACAACAATACTACTTGCATAGATGAAACCCTGTCCACCGGAGATCTTATCATCTGGATCAAACATATCTTGACTTGCATAAGTGTGATTAGTACATACCATTCCTACGTTATAACTACCAATCATGTTAACAGTGTTACGTACAAGTGATGCCAGTGCTTTAGGTTTGCGGCCCATGTCGCCCTTCATGTCACCAGATTCAAACTGATTAACATCAGTAGGAGTCATCATCATTCCTAAACTATCAATAACAAACAATACTTTAGGGCGTTCTTCTTCGTCCATTGCCTTGTAATCTTTCATAAAAGTTGAGATTGTTTTAGCAACATCGTCAATCATGCTCATGCTTAGTTTAAGTAACTTGCTCTCATCAGTGTCTACCCCTAACGCAACTAGCCAGGATTCGTCTAATGCGTTCTCTGAGTCAATTAGCACAACAAAGATATCTTGATCTTGTGCTGCTTTAACAATGTTTCCACTTGCAAAGTAACTCTTGCCCGCGCCTGATTCACCAGCAAATACTGTTACTTTGCCTAGTGGAACACCTTTGTGGAAGTCTCCACTTACCAAGTAGTTAAGCGCATAATTGCCAGTACTAATCCAATCCGTGGGATCATGGAATCCAATACTAAGTCCATCAATACTCTTTGTGATATCCTTGCGGAACTTACTTACGTCAAATGCTTTAGCCATTGTTGTTTCCTTCAATTAAATTGTAAATTTCGTTAGCATAGTGTCTATGGTGTTTGGGCCCAGGATGATCGTTATCTTTACCAAGATCCAAGTACTCTTCAGTTGTTAAGTCAATGGTATTTTTATAATTACACAATACCATTGGCATTATAGTTACATTAAGTAAATTAGCCAAGACTAGTTTTACTCCTATTTTGCTACAATAGTTTATAACTTGCAATACGCTTCTTGCGGCAGAAACCTCTTGGGTTAAACTGCCAAAATAGTCTATGTTCAAATATTGTTTTTCTTTATGAACACTAGTAAAATACGCATTGCCTGGAC